GAGGCTCCGGTGAAGCTGTGCGAGGCTTGCAACGAGCTGTGCCCGATCTCCGCCAGAAAATGCCCAGCTTGTGGATCTTTGTTTCCCGAACCAGAAAAAAAGCCCCTAACGCTGCACGTTGACGATATCATGGGCATCGAGGGCACAGAGATGTCCGTAAGGTCTTGGATCTGGCGTAAGCACACAAGCAAGGCCTCTGGTAAAGAGATGTTCGCAGTGACGTATTACGGAGCTTTAAGCGACCGTCCGGTAACTGAGTATCTGACAGTCACACATGATGGTTACGCAGGAGAAAAGGCTATCAGGACGTTCATGGATATGGCCAGAAAATCAGGTGCGCCTATCGGGTCTCACGAGGATCTAGATGAGTGCGCCAAGATCATGACGCAAGCCAAGCCGCCGAGCGCGGTGGAGTACCGCAAAGAGGGTAAGTTTGTTCGTGTCATCAACCGAGAATGGGGAATCAATGAGTGAGCCACACGTTGTCCAGGTGTACCGAGAGAAGATCAAGGAAGCAAAGAAGGGTTTGTATCCGCCGAAATGTTGCTACACATGCGACCATTTTGCAGACCATGACTACTGCACTATGTTTGATGAAAAAGTTCCGAAGGATTTTGCCGGGTCAATAGATCAGTGTCCATCTTGGTTTGAGGAGATCCCATTTTGACCAAAACTGAGCAACTCAAATTTGAACGATTGCAACGCCTGCTAGAGGCGGAGAGGCAACGGGCAGAGAAGGCGTGGGAGGGGTACAGAGACACTCTTTACCAACTGGTTGAAGTACAGATGCAGTTGGATCAAATCAAAAAGGTGATGGAACAATGGAAAGAATAAGAACAGAACACGAGGAACAACGCGAGTTTGTGTCATGGTTCCGGAAAAGTTTCCCAGGCACCCGAATTTTTGCGATTCCCAACGGAGGGGCTCGGACGATCACAACGGCAACACGTCTGAAGTCTGAGGGAGTGTGCAGGGGTGTTCCTGACCTTTTCATCCCAGCCTGGGGGCTTTGGGTGGAGATGAAGAGGGAGAAAGGCGGAGTGTTGAGCCAGGATCAGAAGGACTGGATCACTTATCTAGAAGCCAACCAATATCACTGCCTCGTTGCCAAGGGGTGTGACGACGCGAAACAACAAATTGGGGAGTTTATCCTAGAACACCTTGACACGGAATGTGATCGCACTCACAATTGAACCCATCGCAACACACAACCCGGAGCTTCCGAAATGTGCTACATCACCAGCCAAACCAACAAGTACCTTGACCAAATGGAACAAGACGAACGCGAGTACGAAGAAGAATTTCAGTTCATCGCCGAGTTTCGGCTGGATGATGTTGCCGATGAAATGGAAAACGATACGCTGACTTTTGTAGAAGCGTGCAACAAGGTCGAAAAGGGTCTCATGACCCTGGAGGATCTTGGTCGCTTGGTGATGACTGCACGAAACGACATCATTGACTCTATGATCGATTAACAGATATGGGGGTCTGAAAAGGTAAGTTCGGGTGAGCCCGACACCCCCGCCAAATCATGAATACAAAAGCCCTGAAATTGGTAAGAAAGCTGTGGAACAGCAGTTCGGTTTCACGGGATGTAAACCGGCACAATCAACGAGAGTGGGTTCGTGCTGTTCGGCAACTAGGCAAGCGATGGCTGCTTGCGGAGACTCAAAAATGCACAGTCAAAACGTGGAAAGAACACTGCAAGAGCGTGGCCAGAAGTACGGGACATTTGCGAAGCACGCAGAGGTTTCACAAGATTTGAAACTTGTTATCCGGACCCACCTCAAGCATCGAGGCAAGATTCTCGCCTTGGACCAGCAAGAGGCACTAGAGATGATCTGTCACAAGATCGCTAGGATCATCAACGGAGACGCCGACTATATTGATAGCTGGCACGACATCGCAGGTTACTCAACTCTTATTGTTCAACGACTGAAAGGGGATGATGATGTGTAACGGAAACTGCAACCAGGGTCGTCAGTGTGATTGCGTGCCAGATTGGGAGTGGCATGAGCCGACTGAGATTGAAGGGATCGCATCGATGGCAGCAAGCTTAATGATGATCCTAATAATCATCGCTAGCATTACCGGGATTGTGATGCTTTACGTATAAAAGCCGTTCAGCAATACGACGCCGTTGTAATCCGGGCAGGATTCTCCCACCTGCTCGGACAAACTTTAAAAACTCGCTGGCTGCTCCGGTGTAGTCCCCTCTGAGATGTTTCCTTCTAAGCGTTGACCGCTGAAGTGCACCGAGCCCAAGGTTGAAAGCGAAGCTAACCAGAGCATCAAATTGACATTGCGTTGTGCTTCTTCCGCATAGTCTTTCAACACCTCGCTCAAACCGACGAAGATCATTTCTGAGTAGATCATTGACTTCCTCTTGTGTGAATAGTCGGTTGTGAGATGGAGCGAGTTGGAAATGCATACGCTCCTCAAGTGTTAAGTGATGCTGCCTTGGATACAGCACATGCCCGACGCCGACAGTCCAGAGCAAAGCCGGACACCTGTAAGGCTTGAGCCTGACGCCCTCAAAGTGTTTGATAAGGCTGATTCCGGCTTCTGAAGTCTTCATTTGCCGAAGGCCCGCCCACCAAAATGGAACGCTATCACTGAGGCAAATAGCGCCTGTGTGTTCTCATCCCAAAGCTGCGCCGCAACATCAACAAACGACGCGCCAGCAGCCACCCCATAAAAGAAAATGCCGATGTCAATCAGAACCAGAAGGATGAAAAATCCGTAGGTAACTACAGGCCGCACAGACGCGCGCAGGTTAATCACCCACTGGCTAGCACCTTCACCGATCTCCGCATCGTGGCGATAAATGGCCTTCATTTCGTCGCTTTGTGCGCCGATTCTGGCTTGGATCTCGCGGCTTGCAATATCCATTTCCAACTGAGCGGAGCGGATCTCCTCTAACTTGGCCTCGGCATCAAAGCCAAGTTTGCGAAGTTCCAACTCCCTCTGGATCTGCATACCCAGCAATTCAATCTCTTGTCGCTTGTCGCTGCGATCCTTCATGAACTCCAAGAACCTAGGCAATCCGCCCGCCAGAAACGAAACGATTGTGCTGAGTAGGGTAAGCATTACCTTTTATCCTCTTTCTTGTCCAACTTATCGCTGATCTTTCCGAGAAGGTTTTTCACCTCGTTCATGTCTTCTCGATAGTCATCACGTCTGACGTACTTGGCCGGGGAGGTTCTAGCCTCCTCCTCCAGCCGCTCAATGGCCTTGTAAATGTTGTTCAGAACCCAGCCCCCAAGGAATCCAGCAAGGCTTACGGCGGCGTTGAAAATCATCTGATTGTCCAATTGCTTTCTCCGTTTACTGATTTTGACTTAATGCATTCACAATCAATTGTTGTGTTGGCGTTGACGTTCTTGTTAATGAAGCAAGAGCATTTTGCACAACTGGAAATTGCTGTGTAATTTTTGGAAGTGCTCCAGCAAATCTTCCAGCACCATAAGCAGTTTCGCCAACAAGTCTAGGAGAAGTCAAAGCTAGAGCAGGCAATAAAGAAGGGTTCATAATTGATGCAACCCCGCCAAGCCCCAACGCACCTCTGCCTGTCAAGGACTGAGGGACGACATCAGACATCAATTGACCTGCAATTGCAGGCCTAAGTTGTTGCCCTGTTTGAGATTCAAGTTGCCCAATCAATGCTTGCTTGTACTCTCCGGAGGGCGTCTGTTTAAGAGCCTGCATGATCTTATTCAGTGCAGTCTCTTTTTTAATCTTATCGCTTCCGCCCAAAGCGTCACTGATTTCTCTTATAAGCCTAGTCTGAGTTTCGTAGGCTTTCATTGCATCTTTGTACTCTGGAACAGCATCAACAATCGTTTGTTTTACAGACGATTCGAATTCAGACAAAGCTCTTTTTGCTTGCGTCTGTTTTCCGCTTTCTGGGTAGATTGCATCCAATCTACGTTTTAAAGCGTCTAAATCAACGGCTGTAGGCGTCGGGTGATCTGCCTTCCATTGCGCAATAGCATCTTTTGCTTCAGAAATGATTTTTTGCTCGTCTGCTCCAATAATTGATTTGCCAGCATGAGTAATTGATTGGTCAATTTTATTGATCGCGGCATCAACCTTGGAATAATCTAGTGGTTTTGTGTTTGCTGCCCATCCAGTTTTTGCCGTTGTGTAAGCTGATGATGCGTCATTTCGCATCTGAGAGATGCCGTTTTTTAGTACATCAAGAACGTCATCAACAGGCACATTTTTTCTTAAGTTGTCAATAAAAGCAGTTGCGTTTTGCTTACCGGCCGCAAACGCTTCTTTTACAACATTTGGCGTAACGGCTCCAACAACAGCGGGAACACCTTTACCAACCAACGGAAGTCCGCCTCCAATCAATGACCCTGTCCCAGCATCTTCAGGATTGATAAGACCACTTGTAGCGCCGCCCACAGTTGCACCAGCAGCAACGGAAGGAGCAATTTTTCCTGCTCCAAATCCGCCTGTTCTAAGTGCATTTAGAAAGTTAGGAACTGCTGCTGAAGCCCCTGGAATCATCCGCAAAGCATTGGCAGAAAGACCACCAAGCCCAGCGGTTCCAGCAATTTCAGCTCCAATCTTTCCAGACTTGTACCCAAAAGACTCAGGCCTAGCCCCTGTCAACTGTTGCAATGCTTCGTCCATTGCTTGACGACGCTGCACATTTTCTTCCGCCGTCTCAAATGGCCTAAGAATTGTTGCGCCAATAGATCCAGCACCACGAACACCGCCCGCTGCAACCTCAATCAATGGGTTAGTTGCTTGCACAGTAGCAAATTTTGCTTGCTTCCGTTCTTCCGGGGTCATTGAAGCAAAGTCAACTCGACGCTGAGTTGGTATGCCTTCGCCAAGCCCCGCTTGAGCCTCTCTCTGTGCTGCTTGCAGCATTGATTGGCTTGGTTGCGGCTTTGCTTCTTTTGAAGGCTGAGAAAGGTAACTTAAAATCTCATCAGGCTTGTAGCCTGCATCAATAGCAGTTTTTAACTTTGGACCAAAGTCAGGGGTATCTCCAAGAAACTTAACAATCTCGTCATCGTTGTAACCGGCGTCTCTTGCTTTAGTAATCTTTTCTTGAATTGACGTGGCCATTATTTGCCCCCGAAAATATCGTTTAGAGATGGACGGTTTGTTGGCGCTGCTGCGGGCGCGGGAACTTCACCAGACGGAGCAATTCCCTCATTAGCCATTGCTTGATTGACAAATTGTCCTTGTCTGGCTTTCATTAACTTTACAAGAACTTTTGCAGCACTTCTTCTTGTCTCAATGGGCAAAGCTTCATTGGAAAGTTGCCCAGCGGCTTCTTTATAAGATTGAGTGTCTTTGTCGGACTGTGGCCCTTCAAATCTTGGGACCATCTTCAAACCTAGATCAGCAATTGGTTTTAATGCAGCAGCCGCTTGCGCACCTTCTGTAGACTTTCCAAAGAAAGCCGCTCCAGTGTCTAACATCTTGCCTAATCCGCTAGATGTTGATTTATCAAGGAGACCGCCTGGCTTAATAGCATCTTCAATTTCTGTTACAGCCAAAGTAATATCTCTAGCCATCTGTTTTCTTTGAGCTTCTGCCTTCTCGGCAAATGCGGTTGGCTTTGCTTTGACAGGAACGCCACCTTCTCCAGTTACAGGTTTTGCCACGGGAGCGATTCCAGTGGTTACTTTTGTTGGCAAAGCAATAATGTTTCCTTGGGCATCTGTTTGATATGAGACGCCTTGACCTGCAAGCTCTCTTTGCAAATCCATTTGAGCCTGTTGATATCGAGTAATAGGTTGCTGGTATTCACTTCCAGGAACAACGCTAACACGCCCGGAAATTGGTTCAACTGAAACAAGTCTATTTCCTTGTTGCATGACCGTTGGCTTACTCATTTCAAGATATTTTTGAACGCCGCCGGCCATTCGGAGCTGCAAATCTCTAAATGCGGTTGTTGGATCTGATGAGTTTTGAGCTTCTTGAATAGCTTTCAATCCAACATCAACATTTCTTCCAGATTGTTTAAGTGCTTGGCCAAGCACTGGATCATTAAACATTGCTTGATGCACGTCAGCCAATTCTTTGAAAGATTGAGCCGACCCAATTCCATTCAAATATCTTGATTGAATCTTGGATGTTAGGTCCTCTTGAGACTTGGCCGCTTCCCGCTCCTCTTTTCTTGCAGCCATGACTTTTTGAGCCATTTCAGCGCCAGTTTTGCCAAAGCCATACAAGCCTTTTAGAGTTTCTGGAGCGGTCAAGTCTGCGCCACCAGACAGGTAATTTCTAACCTGTTCCTGCTCTTGAAGTCCGCGCCTGTACTCCTGAGCTTGCATCTTTGCTAACTCATTAGCCTGCTGCGCTTGCTGAATCTGAGCAAACTTTGCATAGGTGTTCAATGGAGACTCAATCTCCATTGGCTGCAACGACATAGCGATACTTGGATTGATTGTTGCCATGTTCAGAGATCCCAAGTGTAATCAGGGTTGCCTTGGACAGAGCCGCCACCAAAACCCATTGAGCCCGCGCCAGTGCTAAAGAATCCGCCGAATGGATTGCCGCCTCCGCTTGGTCTGCCTTGCAACATGTTCAAATACTGTTGATTTTGATAAGCGTTTACGCCCTGTCCAATTGCGCCGCGCAGTGCATTTGCCTGCCCCATGTAACCAGACGCGCGAGCGTTTCCGGCCCCAACAAATTGCTCTGCCGCGCCTTGTCCATACTGCCCCGCAGCGCCGGTAAGCGTATTGGCCGCAGTTTGCCCAGTACCCATAAGGGACTGCAAAGGCTGGAGCTGATTGGCTCGATTCGCTTGATAGCGATTGAATGCGTTGGTGTACTCTTGACTCGCCGCCTCTTGCCCATATCGTTGAGCAGCTTTCAAAGCACCTCCAGAGATCAAGCCGCCGCGAGCGGCTGCTTGACGATCCAAAGCCTTAAGGCCTTCTTGCATACGAAACGCATAGCCTGGATCTTGTTCAAAATCGGCCATGCTGAAATCGCGAGCGTATCGACCGAACTCCGGTGAAGCTTTTAATGCTTCGTACGCTTGAGCCGCTTGAGCATCTTTCGCCATTTCGGCTTGGATTGCTGCTGACAACGCTTCTTCATCAACTTCAGGGATTGCTCTGCCTTCGGTTGGGGGTCTCATGTACTGAGCTGCCAAAGCATTACGAATTTCTTGTTGAGTCCGAGCCGTAGGAGCTTGAGAAAGCCCCAGAAGATTCATGTACCGCTGCTGGGCGGTCAGTCCTGCTTGTCGAAATGGTTCTTGAAGCGCAATTTGCTTCTCAAACATTTCTTTTTGAGCTTGTGCGGCTTCTCTAGAGGCTTGCAATTGAGCATTGGCGGCACTTTTGGCCGCATTTGCCCCGATCAGGCTTCCTACAATATTTGAACCGGCAACGGCCATCCAAGGCATGTTAATCTCCCAAGGCTTGCGCCAATTGTGCTACCTGATTCATGTCTGAGGCAGCAGTTAGAACCTCGTCCACTTTGTCAGCGTCGGTGCAGTCAGTTGCGTGTACACAGTACCAAACGCAGTCCGTCAAAGCCAAAACCCCGTGATGCTTACCCGCTTCAATTGTGATGCAGGCCGGAGCGTGAATGGTTGATTCTTTGTCATCCACCATAAGCTTGACCGATCCTGATGCCAAGATCGAAAGATGGTCAAAGTGATGAGTGTGCTGAACCAGCCAAACACCTGCTGGCATTTTGGTTTGTTTGGCGTACACCCCAGAGCTGAAAAAATGCTCGATCATGTGATCTCCCGCCCACTTGCCCGAATGTTGATGGCTGATGCAGTGCCAGCCAGGGTTGAGATGAACCCACCTGCTACCAGCACTTGACCGACCAGCTCGGGGAAGGTGTACACCTCAGAAGCCTGCAACGTCTTGGTCTTGGTAATCAAATTTTGATTGCCTGCCGTGTCTGCACTTGTGACCAAGTTTACAGAAATTGTGGCCGCTGTGCCGCTGTAGTTCGTCGCAGTGAACTTGTCAATGATGGTCGTGACGTTAGTTGCGGTGTACTGAGTTGTTTGGGCGTTTTCGGCAGTTTTGGCCGGGATCAGAACTTTGACGGTGACGGTCATGATTGAGCCTCAATATATTTTGTGACCTGAGAACGTGCTCCAGGCATTAGTTGCATTCCCCAACAAATCAACAGTATTTCCAGCCATGCCGTCAACTTGGATAGTTACATAAGCAGTATCACCAACATTCATGTCAGCAACTGCGGAAACGGAAATTTGCTGATCGTGCGATCCAGCCGGAAGATTTAGTCGTTTTGTTGTAACGTAGTTTCTTGAAGTTGTTACAATTCTTACGGTTACTGTTGTCGCTGCGCTATCAACGCCAGTCAAGGTAAGCGTTGATTGCAACTGATAGCGCCCCTTTACTGGCGCTGTAAATATTGTTCCATTACAGTTATTGTTGTCATCAAATATTTCATTGAATGCAACTGTATAAACAGCGCCATTTCCTGTAACGTTATTGGTTGGTGCATTAAGAGAAAGCAAAAACCGAGGATAAATGTCTGTCAAATATACCGATGCATCTGAGTCGTAGACGTTCTGAGTTTCAGTGCCTGTACCAGAATCAAACAATCCACCGGCCCCAGTTGCCCAATGGTTCACAGTGACGTCATAAACTTTGTTTTTGACTGATCCAGCATCAATTTGGATTCGCTCAAAATACCCGCCTTCAATAACTGACGAACGCCCCTGCATCAAAAATTTTTCAGATGAGTAGCAATTAATGAAGCGATTGGTAACGCCACCATCGGCTACGTCACCACCAATTGCTTGCAAGTTTTCCCATCCAACACCAATAAAAGTGTTAAATCGGCTAAATTGACTAATCAAAGTGCCCCAAGTTTTGCAGGACTCAGGAGAACCCCCAATAAATACGTTTTGATCGCCGCCAGTAATTCGAACGCCAATGTTTATGCTGTTTGCCGATGGCGGCCAAAACCCTTCAGCATATAGATTAGTCCAAACGTTGTTTGTACTGTTTCCTTGAGGGTTTGCTGCGTTGATGTTGAACGCTTCTAGCGGTGGGTTAACCATCTGATTGCGATCTTGCGAACACATAAGATAGTTAAAGTTGTTCAGCGAACAACCAGTAAAAATAAATCCGATTCCAGAAGCAGGATTGGCCTCGCGAACGTTAATATCGTTCCAAAACGAACGCGCTAGACGGTTTGCGTGAACGATGTTCGATGTGTTTGCGTTACCCTCTACGGTAAAGCCAGACAAGTTAATACCTTGCCTAAAACCAGCATTCGTACCGGTTTCCAAAGCAACACCTGTTCCGGTAAATTTCAACACAGTGTTACTTGATCCATCACCATAAATTGTGATGTTGTTCTGATCTAAGCCGGTCAGTGATGAATAGAGATAGGTTCCAGACGGGATGTAAAGTGCTTTTCCATTGCTGACTGCATAAGTGACGGCGGCTTGTAGTGCTGTCGTATCGTTTGCAATCCCATTGCCAACTGCGCCAAAATCTTTGACGCTGACAGATTCGCGGAGTTTTGCCTGAACGGTAGTAGCAATTGCGCCAGTGCCGTTTTGCAAAAATCCAATCAAAGAAGATCCGTCAGACTGAGCCAGTCTTGCAAGAGTTACGGCATCAACTTGGTTGAGATTGTCAACGGTCCAAATTAGGTTATCAAGACTGTCTTTTAGAGTGAATTTGTACTGAGTCACCCCAAGCCAAACGTTGGCTTCCCCACGTGAATCAAGAATCACGGGGTTTGAGTTGGGTGTTGCGCCTCCTGCATCCGTGTAGGTAGCCAAAGGCGTATTGGTCCCGGCTGCATAGGTGTACAGTTTTCCTCCAACCAACGGGTTTCCGTTAGCGTCAAAAAATTGCATCTTTGGACTAGGGGTAAGCATTGCCATTTCTTAAGGTCCTTTTGTTACCAAGCCGGGATATACCGAGTCGTTCCGTTGTCGTTAATGCTAACCCATTTCGTTGGGTTGCCAGCCGCAGGAGCATTGTTCAATGTTCCAGCCAATGCGCCAGCCCCATTAGCCAAAGTTGAGCTTGATGCAATCAATGATGTTGTGTTGTCTGTAACCGCTGACGTAACACTGCCGCCTGTAATCGTAACGTTTGCAATGCTTCCTCCCGTGATGGACACGTTATCACGGTTCTGAGCTGCAATCGTTCCGATTTCAGCACGAGGCGTTACGTCATCTTGAGCCACTTGTGGTATTACAGGAGGCTGAAGGTATAAGCCTTCTATCAAACTGGCTGCATTGTCATATTGAGCCAGCAAAACAGAAATGTCCTGTTTTTGCAGTTCTGACAACTCTGGTGATGATGGCGTCATCTGAACGTCTACCAAACTGACATCATTAGACCCGCTGCCAGTCAGCCGAAACAGGTTTAAGAAGAACCTGTACCATTCACGAGCAATCAACCCAGTGCGCGGATCAATAAAATCAACTCTGGGCGGAGTGATGTTAGTAATGTCACGCATTTGTTGGGGTCACTCCAAGTTCTGCGCCCATGATGGCAATTTTGACTGGATCTGTACCAGAAACTTCATATACACGGTCACGAAGCTTTCGCGTCATACCAAGCCTGAGCCAGAACACGCGGGTTCCGTACTCACCGATCCCGCCCATTGATCGAGTGTGGTAGTTGCCCCAAGTGTGGCCGCCGTCGTCAGACCATCTTAGGTTTACTTGTGGGTCAGTGCCTTGCACATTTCCGTTCAAACCAACCCCAGATTCGCAATCAATCTGCAAAGAATGATGTGATGTGCGCTTCAGATTATTTTGACCAGTAGGTAACGCTCTCCATGAGCGTAGCCACTTTTGAATTGCTCCATCATCACTGTAAACGTCAAGATCAAATGCATAGATCCTGCCATCCTGATAGTCGCCAACAATGATTTCATTGTTAAAGTTTACTTGGCAATTGCTACGGTGACGAATGAAGTCATCATTCAGCCAGCTTGCCCGCTCATGCCATGCTTGAGTAGACACATCGTAAACCCAAGTTTTGTTGGCCGTTGGGAACGTCAGTACGTAAAACGAGTGACCTTCTTGCTGGTAAGTGTAGGCAATAGCATCTGAAATATCACCATAGTTCTGAATGGCGTACTCAATAGCATGGGTGGAGACGCGCTGCCCCGTGTATCCGTTGGCTCGATAAACGATCCCGTTGCCGCGAGCATCAGAGCCTAGCCAAAAGATTCCATTGTCAAGTTTGGCTACAGAATAAGTTGCCAAGCATCCAATCTCATTGAATGCGCCCTGAACACGTTGTAGCGGAAAATCTGGCAATCCTGCGTCATACCAAACTTCAACAGAATTTGTTCCAAACAGCCATAGTTCTCTATGGTCAACAATCATTGACACAAGATTGTCTGGCGATCCTTCTGCGCTTGCAAATTCCAAAGGATCAATAGAAGTGCCATCTAAAAGACTGGTTACCCAAACCTTTTGAGAGTTGGGCTCAATGAAAACAAAATACCCATCCAGGTAGCCTACAACTTTTGCTCCTGGGAAATCTGGATCTGTAATTTGGCCAAAAACGTTAGTTGAATTGTTGTAGATGTATGAGGTTCCGCTACTTGTGGCTATAAATAGTTGCGTTCCATTGTCTGACAAGCTAACCGGGCCAGAACCCCCCACGACACCAAGAAAAGTTGATGTGTATGCAGTGGTTACTTTGTACAGTTCAATCCCGCTAACAACGAACAAATACCCGCCAAACGTCCACATGCCTCTGATTGGACCAGCCCCAATGGTGGCCAACCTATTGAGCCCAGGCGCGCGCATCAAAAACGCAGCCTCTTTGCCTCCGTCTGGAACGATCTCGGGGAACATGTTTACGAGGCGGTTTGCCGCCTCGTTCAAGGAACGAGCAACGTAGGCTTGGCCAAGGATTGGCGTTTTCATCAGTAGTTCCCTGCAAAGACATTGAACCGCTGACGTGTTGCAACAAGAGAGTAAGGCATACTCATCAAGTCATTGCCGTTGTTCAGTCTCTTAAGGTTGCGTTTGGCTACCATTGCAATCCGTTGAACAGATGGTGAAGCTTCAACACCAAACTCAGGCGCAAATTCCACCGCCAAGTTGTATCTGAACGCTCTCAGATAACCAGGGGGAATGTAGAGATTGGTTGCAAGGTTGGCCGGTTGCGAAATCTCATCAACAGAGATGAAGTGCCATTCCAAATCACGAATAGGCTTCGGATAGACCGTCATCTGGATGTTTGGAAACTCCATGTTGATCCACATGACCTGTGGATAAGTGGAGGTCACCGTTTTGACAGCAATCCCGTCGTACTGCTGTTGATTGATGAACTTGATTCCGTAGGAAACGTTCGTCAGCGGATCTCTGAAGTAGGTTGAATCATCCAATGCAATAGGACGATTTCCAACAAAGTCGCCCGATGGGCCTAGAGTGCGCTGAAGAGTGTTAGATGGCCAAGTAAAAACCTGATCCTGGGTGTTGTAGATCATCAAACGCTCTGTGTTCCACGAATCAATCATTTGATTCATGGCAATCAAGGCGTCGTTTGAGGTCTCGGCAGAAGGCGTCTCGCCTTCTGCAATTACTCCGATGAGTCGGAGGGCGGAATTGATGAGGTCGCCTGCGGTCGTTGCCATTCGTCGTTATCCCTAGTGATCTTTGGGGGCCTGCCCCGACGCTTGATCTCCAGCACGTTCACAGGAGCCGCCTCGTTTGGCAATGAAGGCGTTGGCTCAGTATAACGCACCCACCCGTGTTGTTCATCATGTTCGGCTTCTGCCTCAAGACTTGCAATCTTGATGCCGTGCTTGGGGTGAGATAGGTAAATCTGAGGCATATAAAAACAGGGGCCGAAGCCCCCGAGGGTTAGACGCAATGGATAATTGCGAAGTTGATTACAACCGCTTCGGACAATGAGCCAGCACTAACATTTCGCAAAGTGATGTTGGCAGAGCCAGTACTCAGCGAATTGACCCAGCAGTTATAAGTTGCCGGGGTTGCGATACCGCCAGACAGCGTAACAATCAAAGTATCGTTGGGAGAGATATAAGAATTGTTCAGCTGAAAACTGACGCTGGTGGTCGCTGCCAAGGCCGCGTTATTCATCGTGATACGACCGGCAGGCTTGTTGAGAGTCACTGCGGTGGTCTTATCGGTCAACTGAGTAACAGTGCCTTGAGCTGCTGCGGTGTATCCGAGTTCAGAATCAACGTAGACAACATCTGCCCCACGAATGTTCTGATCCTCAAACGCAACGCCAATTGCCTTTGAATTAGACATAGATAGCCCTTTCGGTAAGTTGCCCCAGGCGCAAGGCCCAGGGCATCAGGGTTTAGGCCAGACGGTAAAGCTGCCAAGCACCCGCGCCGGTTTTACGGGCCAGGAACTTTGCGCTTGCGCTGGTCACGGCAACAGAGCCGCCGCCGGTAACCGTCCAACCAGTGTTGGTGACAACGGTGATTGCGTTGGCAGTCGTGTTAATGATGCCAAACTCAAAAGCCGTGTTCACTTTTTCACCCATTGCCTGATAAGCAGATTCCAGAGCCGCAACGGTCGGAAGGGTGAAGTTGATTGGAGCGGCAGGAGTGCCGATAAACAGAGCAATACCAGCCAATTGGGCTGGGGTCGCAGCGGGATCAGTCGTAAACGCAACGGGAGCGGGCTGGGGATAAAACAAAACCCCAGACTCATTACCATCGCCAAGTTGGTAGCCTGTGCCTGCAACAGGAAAAGCCATGATGAATTCCTTTCAATTAAGGACCGGGAGACCTGCTCCCGGTAAGAACTAAGATTAACCCCAGATACGGCAAGCCATTTGAGGACGAATGACGCTGTAACCGTACAGAACATCAATACGGCAAGGCATACGGTCATTGTTGATGTCGTACTGACGAACAATACGCATCGAAATGCCGTTGTGAACTTGGCGAGAAGCCATGTCAACACCTTGGGGCAACAGCAAGTCAGCCGTGGCAAACGTGATGGCGTCTTTGTGATAGACCAAGTTTTGCGGGTACTGAGTGGAGGCTGCACCCAACCAAGTCACGGCAGCAGCGGCTTGCGGGAAGGTATCCACAGAAGCCAGAGCGTTGGAAGCCGTGTAAATGGCCGGGAAGATGTTAACCGTAGCCACACCGCCAGCCGATGCCGTTGCAGCAGCAGTCACAACGAATTGTTGCAGTGAGCCGGTCGATTCACGGGTTTGCGGGTTGACAGCATACACGTTGGCAATCGTGAACACTTCACCGGCTGCAATGGTCGCGTTAGCGCCCAGACCAGACAGGGAAATAGAGTTCGTGCCTTGGGTGGCAATGGTAGAAGTCACGGTACCGTTGGTACGGGTGCCGGTAGTCAAGGTCTTGATGGATTGAGACATGTTGATCTCATCCAGGCCAAGAACGCCCATGCCCATCATGCCGCTCTTAAACTGCTTAGAGATGCTGTCGGTGGGGTTAAAGAGACCTTTCATACCATCAACCAGAGCAGCATTAGCTGCAGGGTTCACGGTGGCATAACGGGGAGACATGCCAGCAGCGTTTTCATTCAGCTTTTGTTGAGCTTGCAGAAGAACGAGCGAGGTCGCAGGCGTGGTGCCAGGGGTACCAACGCTGTTGCCGATGCTACGGAAAGCATTGGCCACATCAGCGTCAATGGAGGCTGCCAGTTGGCTGACGCGAGGCTTCAGAACACGCTCTGCGAAGTCATCCAATTGCATGGTCAGTTCGGCGGTGGTGAAGTTCACGCCGATATGCTTTTGGGATGCAACAGACAGGGTGGTGAACTGCTCGTTGTCGTC